AGATGCTTGACCTCCACCTCCACTACCAGTTGTAGATGGTGCAGTTGTTACTGTAAAAGTATAAAAATCATCATCTGTTTTTGTTATACTAAATCCTGTTGATACTTCTATCTCTGATTCAGAAGCACCAAACAAATTACCAGAAACAGTTCTAAATCTCACAGTATCACCTGTAGATCTTTTGTGTCCTGGTTCAAATACAGATACAGTTGTGCTAGAAGCTGTAAACTTAAATGGATTTAAAGGTAACAATCTTTCTGTAGGATTTTCCACTCTTGCTGGTCTAGGAAATTGTAAAGCTATTGCATCAGGCATGTGCTTGTTAGGTCTGTCCTGTGGTGTCTTAGGTTCAAACTCACTTTTGTGCACACGTGCGCCATTCCATTCTACAACCATTTCTGTGTATGGATATTCCATACCACTACGGTCAGAAATAAACTTTGCGTATTTTCCTGTTGCGTAAGCCATCTACTAGCTCCAGGTATACTTGCCGCCTTTTGTGGCAGCACCCATTCCTAGTTTAGTACCAGACACTTTACCGTCTTGAGTTTGACCTTTGCCAGAAGTGGCTTGAGCTTTTACTCCTTCAGGTGTGATGTCTTGTGCTTTACCTTTTGCTGGTGCAATACCTTTTGTAGTTACAGCAGCAGCCTCTACAGCAGTAGGTATATTGTTTTGACCTCTACCGTAAGAACCCATCTTTTGATTAGATCCTTCTCTAGTGTTAGCTGTTTGGCTATTATATCTTGGGTTGCTCATTCGTCCTCCTTTTTACAAGCGCAATCACAACATGCACATTGACCACCACAACAAGCTCCGCTGTTGCTGCAATGACACTCATGATTACATTTTTCACATATTGGCATATAACCTCCTATGGTGTGTACGCCCGTGCTGGTTCAATTCTAAAAGAAACTCTTTCTCTATCGTTTTCACTAGCACGTTTAAACTCTTCATCATACACCGCTTTTAAGTTTGCACTTAACATCGGTGCTCTTTTCAAACTTATATAGTATGCCAAACCTGCAGTCAAACAAGGAAGAAAATAGAAAGGCACATCAGCTTCGTTAGTATAACTTCCTGCATCTTCTATTCTAGCAAGATAAAAATACTTGAATATGTATGCTTTATCAGGGCTAGGATATAAGAACAAAGTCATATCGTTTGCTGGTCTACCACTGCTGCTAGATCCTCCAGTTGTAACTGTACCAGGAACTAAAGCAAACTGTGTAGGTCTTGCGTCTCCTGATGATGAGTTTTCTTTCTTACTTAAATTCATAAATTCAGTTCTAGATATTCTGTTAACAGCAACATCAGTTGTGTTACTATCACCTTCAAGATTAGAAGTTGCACCTGCTGTAGTTGTTACAACAGCATCTACTATATCTATAACATTTTGATCAATAGCGTAGAAGTTTGTACCTGCAGTCAATGTTTGTGTTGCATAAGTTATGCTCCACAAATTTAAACCACGGTTTGCCCATTCTGCCAACATCAAGTTCATAGATCGTCTAGCTGTTTTTAAATCATAGCCAGTACGAGTCTCTAGCTGACATCTTTCGAATGCTTCCTCTATTATCTCCTCTATTGAGAGGTTAAAGGTTTGTGTGCCTGAATAAGCCATCTAAACCTCTAATATATTTTTTGAAATTGTGCTACGACTGTGTAAACGTTACCAGAGTCAGCTGCACTTGGAACTACAAAGTTTACATCGCTTTGGTTGCTGTTAGATGATTGATCTGCTGGTATGCCACCAAACTCTCTAAAGTCCCAATACGCTGCACCTGTTAGTGCCAATATAGGAATATCTCCATCAGAATCTTCTTCGTCCAAACGAGCAAAAGAGTCACCTCCATCGCCACCTTGACATGAATACCAGATTCTTTGTAATCCTAAATGTGCTACAGCTGTGCCATCGTTTCTAGCATCTAATGCTGAAACATCGCCAAATACTGTTGTGCTGCCTGTTCCGTCTGATTGAACTACAATTTTGATAACAACTTGTTTGTCGTTTTGTTGTAGTATTGTTGGTCCTGTTACTGTGTCTGCCATGTTCCCTCCTTAATCAAGAACTGTGGGGCCGTAGCCCCACATTGTTAGTTTACTGATCAGCAAACGCTGGTACAGTTGTTGATGTTACACTACCAAAAATTTGATAATTAGTTGTGTCTTTTCCAACAATAGTAATGTCAAATGCTTGTGGTACATTTACTTGAATACTACTGTTTGAATTACCATCAGAAAATACAGAACTTATTG